TAAAGTGCGCCAACATTAAGTTTAAGAAAAACGCCAAAATGATGCCGCAAACAATGGCAGTCATTGACAAATACCCTGAGATTGTTAGTGCTTACCTGTCAATTCTTGCGCCGCACAAATCTTTGCCGCCTCATGCTGGGCCGTGGCCTGGCGTATTGAGGGCGCATTTGGGCGTGTTAATCCCAACAGGCAAACAAAAGCCGCACATTATTGTGGATGGGTTTAGGTATGAATGGAGAGAGGGCGAAGTGGTTTACTTTGACGACACCTACGAACATGAGGCGCACAACCCAACAGATGAGATTAGGGTGGTGCTGTTTATGGACGTGCTTAGGCCAATGTCATTCCCCTATAACTGGGTAAATCGGTTTATACTTTCAGTAGCAATCTTGTTCCCATACATTTGGATACCTTATTTCAGACACAAAAAATGGGAAAAACAATTCCATAAAGGTAAAAATGCCTGATTACAGCCTGTTAGCCCAAGCCCTAACCCGCCAATCTGGTCTTGCGCCTTACGGCATGAGAAATCTGGAGGAGGGGCAAACCATATCTGAGGGTACGGCAAAAGGCAAAGGCTATTTTGGTGAGATGCCAATGAATCAAGGCGGCGCAATGACCGAGATGTCAAGCGCTTACAACCAAGACGGCAACGTAATTTCAAACCCATTGCTTGTGCCGACCCTGACTAAACAAGAGATTGATCTGCTTGGTATGGGGCTAGAACCAACGCCAGAGATATACAAAAAAGCACAGGACTATGCCCAGAAACGTATCGGCTCAGGTCAAAGCCCATTTGCAACAGGGCAAGAGTTAAGATACTCTGTTCCAACAGAGTAAAATAATGCTTTATTATGAACAATGTAACTAAAGTAGTTAAAACTAGAAAGAAAGCCGGTGGTCGAGCTGCGGGTGTGCCTAATAAGGTCACAGCACAAGCTAGAGAGGCCATAGCAATGTTTGTGGATGGTAATGCCCACCGACTCACACAATGGCTTGATGACGTTGCTAATGGCATTCCCGAGGCTGACATAAAACCTAACCCTGCCAAAGCCTTTGAGCTATTCCAATCGGTGGTTGAATACCATGTACCCAAGTTGGCAAGGACAGAGATCACCGGCAAGGATGATGGGCCGGTAGAAATGGTGGTGACATGGGGCGGCGTGAAGTAATCATCCCTTACCACCCAAGGGCGGCTTTCATGCCGTTTCACTTGAGGACAGAGAGATGGTCATGCCTACTCGCCCACCGTAGAGCTGGAAAGACCGTAGCGGCAATCAATGACCTGATCAAACGAGCCATCACCGAAAGCGGTAGGGGCGCACAGTATGCTTACATAGCCCCATTCAGAAGCCAAGCCAAGCGGGTGGCATGGGATTACCTCAAGCATTACGCCGCACCAGTAACCAAAGCCACAAACGAAGCTGACCTGATGGTTGAGCTGGTGAACGGTGCAAAGATCATGCTGTTTGGCGCAGACAACGCAGACTCTATGCGGGGCATGGGCTTTAACGGCGTTTATATGGACGAATACGGCGACTTCAGACCAAGCGTATGGGGAAACATCATCAGACCGTGTTTGAGTGATCGGCTTGGCTGGGCTGTATTTGGGGGAACGCCAAAGGGCAAAAACCAGTTTCACGACATTTACAAGGTTAGCCAAGTAGTGCCTGATTGGTTTCTGTTAAGGCTGCCAGCATCCGTGTCTAAGATATTGCCCGACTCAGAATTGCAAGCGGCAAAGTCTCAATTAAGCCAAGACCAGTACGACCAAGAGTATGAGTGCAGCTTTGATGCCGCTATCCTTGGTGCGTTCTTTGGTCAGGAAATGCGCTTAGCTGATGATGAGGGCAGGATATGTGAGTTGCCGTTTGAGCCAGAATCGTCAGTCTATACAGCGTGGGACTTAGGTTACCGAGACGACACCGCCATCTGGTTTTATCAGGTAGTGCGGGGTGAGATCAGGGTAATGGATTACTACGCTGTCAGCGGCGCAAGCATTGAGGAAATCTGTGATGCGGTCATAGCCAAGGGCTACCGATACACCCGCCATTACCTACCGCATGATGCTAGAGCCAAGACCCTTGCAAGCGGTGGTAAGTCGATTGTCGAGCAATTGGCGGCACATCTGGGTGGCATGAGCAAGCTGGCAATAGTGCCTGAGATTGGCATACAGGACGGCATCCAAGCGGTGCGGATGATTCTGCCTATCTGTTACTTTGACTCCAGATGCGATGAGGGTTTGGAAGCGTTAAGGCAATATCAGCGGGAATATGATGAGGACAAGAAAACATTTCGTCAAACTCCGCGCCATGACTGGTGCTCACACCCCGCAGATGCGTTTAGAATGCTTGCAGTAGCCTATCGACAAGAAGCAAAAGATCAGACACCGCCCAAGGGCAAGACCCTGCAAACCATCACACTCGATGAGCTGTGGGATTATGAGATGCAACATAAAGAGGAGCGAATATGAGCCAGCCAGTAGCAGAAGTCGGTGCATACAAAAACATCACCGCCACAGGCGCAGTCACAACAGGCCCATGCCAGTTGATTGGCTTTTACGTTAATAACACTATTGCAGGCACATTGGTGCTCAGAGACGGTGGCGCAAGCGGTACGGTTATGTCAGGCACGATTACGCCCGCCATTGGGTTTCACCCATTCCCTGCCAATGTAGGAACTAGCCTACACGCAACCGAGGGTGGCACACTAGATGTGACATTCTTCTTTGCCAGCGGTAACTGATCATGTACGAAGAAAACGGCGCATATGATGGCGAAGACCCAGGCCCGTACTGGCATGACCAGATTGAGACCGCCATCAAGATATTTGACAAGTGGGAGAAGCGCGGTTTAAAGGTTGTCAAGCGGTATCGAGACGAGCGTGATGCTATTGAGATGCCAAGGATGAAGTTCAACATCCTGTGGTCAAACATCCAAGTGCTGTTTCCTGCCCTGTACGGCAGACAAGCCAAGCCCGAAGTCTCACGCCGGTACATGGATCAAGACCCTGTGGGTCGCCTTGCATCCACAATGCTTGAGCGTGTCATGGAATACGAGACCACGCAATTCGGTGACTTTGATGCAGCCATGTCTGGTGCGGTGCAAGATAGATTGTTGCCTGGTCGCGGCACGGCATGGATTCGTTATGAGCCTGTAATTGTCAATGACCGCCCCGAGGTCGAGGGTGTAGAACAAAACGAATCACAGGTTTACAACACTGTGGAAGACCCGACAGAGCGCATTGATGCGGCTCACAGCCCTATTGATTACGTCTACTGGTCAGACTTTTTGCATTCACCCGCCCGCACATGGGATGAGGTGTGGTGGGTAGCTCGCGCTGTCTACATGACCAAGGAGGAGGGGGTAGAGCGCTTTGGTGACGTATTCAACAACGTCAGCCTGACCAGCTCAAACACCGACATGGATGGCAAGAATCCATTGACCGCCAAGATGACCTACGACAAAAAGGCGATGGTCTATGAGATTTGGAACAAGCGCACGGCAAAGGTTTGCTGGATTGCCAAAGGTTATCCACAAGCATTAGATGAGCGTGATGACCCGCTAGAGTTAGAAGAATTCTTCCCATGCCCTAAGCCGTTGATGGCAACTACCACCACCGGCACAATGATTCCTGTACCGGACTATTGCGAGTATGAGGATCAGGCGCAAGAGCTTGATAACCTGACACAACGCATTTACCTGTTGACCAAGGCTTGTAAAGCGGTTGGCGTGTTCAATGCTGAGTTCAAAGAGCTGGCTCGAATGTTCAGCGAGGGTGTGGACAACAAGCTGTTCCCTGTTACTGGTTGGGCGGCAATGTCGGAAAAAGGCGGCTTAAAAGGCGCTATCGACATGATGGACACCTCGCAGATTATCATCACATTGCGAGAGCTGTACGCTGCCAGAGAACAGGTCAAGCAGTCGATTTACGAGATCATGGGCATATCGGACATCTTGCGTGGATCGTCCAAAGCCCAAGAAACCCTTGGCGCTCAACAGCTCAAGGCCAACTTTGGTAGCTTGCGGTTACGCAGTAGCCAAGGTGACGTGGCTAAGTTTGCTACCGACATTTTTAGGCTCAAAGCGCAAATTATCTGTAAGTTCTACCCACCTGAGCTGATTGTCGAGATGTCTGGCGTGATGAACACCTCAGACGGCAAAGACCCGCAATTGTTGCAAGCGGCATTGCAAATGTTGTCCAACAGCACGATCAGGGACTTCCATATTGCAATTGAGGCTGACAGTTTGGCTCAGATTGATGAGCAAGCAGAAAAGCAAGGCGCACAAGAAGCCATCCAAGCTATTGGTTTGTTCTTGCGTGAGGCAATCCCCATGATTAGCCAAGCGCCCGAGACTTTGCCAATGGCTTCCGAGATGCTGTTATTCCTTGTACGCCGGTTTAGAGCCGGTCGGGGATTGGAGAGCGCGGTCGAAAGAGCAATGAAAGCCTTGCAAGACAAGGCAGACCAAGCGGCTCAACAACAGCCTGGCCCACCGCCCGAGATGCTACAGATGCAAGCTGATCAGCAAGCAGAACAGATGCGTATGCAAGCACAAGCGCAAACCGAGCAAATGAAAATGCAAGCGCAGGCTCAAATTGAACAAGGCAAGGCACAGCTTGAGATGCAGATGCACCAAGCCAAGGTCGAGGCTGAGATGCAATTGGCGCAGATGAAAGCCGATTTTGAGACTGTTAAGCAGAACAATGAACTTCAAATCAAAGCCAGAGAGATGGCAGGGAAAGAAGAATATGAACGATGGAAAGCAGAACTTGACGCAGCGACTAAGATCATGGTGGCAAGGATTGGTAGCAACCCTGGTGTCGACCTACCAGTCATTGAAGCAGCGGCTGCACAAATAACCAACGAGCTGGGCGGGACGATTGTCCAAGCAATGGACAAGATGTCAATGATGCACGACCAAATGGCAAACTTGCACGGTGAGACCATGCAAAACATTGGTCAGGCTATGCAAAAGCTCAACGCACCCAAGAAAGTCATCAGGGGTGCTGACGGTCTTGTCATAGGCGTGGAGACCACATGAGCCTAGCCCTTGCTGATCGGGTAAGACAAACCACCACCTCAACAGGTACTGGAACGATCACGCTAGATGGCTCGCTTGAGGGATTTCAGTCTTTTGCGGTCATTGGTAACGGTAATACGACCTACTACACCATTTCGGGCGGCGCTCAATGGGAAGTGGGAATCGGTACTTACTCTAGCGGGACACTAGCTAGAACAACCGTAATTTCCTCATCCACAGGCTCAAAACTTGATCTTGCGGCTGGCACAAAGGATGTATTTGTCACCTTACCGGCAAGCGTGGCGGTTACAAGCGGCACAGATGTAACGTTTACCAAGGTCACCGCGCCTACAGTTCAAGCAACCAATTCAGCAGGGTTATCCCTTAAAAACTCGGCAGGCACAACCCAATTAAGCATGGGCGCTGGCGGTGGGGATAACTTGACGTTAAGCGTGTCGACCAACATCAATGGCGTAAACGCCCAAGTGGACATCAGCCCGACAGGTACAGGCCATGTTCACATGAAGCCCACAGGTACAGGTTCGGTTGAGATAGCGCCAACAAATGCAGGCACATTGGATAACTTGGTCATTGGCGGCATTACCCCTAAAAATGGCACGTTTGTCAATGTAGCCGCAACCACTGGCACGGTATCAACAGCACCGTCAGGCGGTACAGACATTGTGAACAAGACTTACGCAGATGGATTAGCCGCTAAGTGGGGTGAGTGATGTTTGGCATATCAGCTTTTGCACAGCTACCGTTTAGCGCGGTTGGCGATGCTGCCCCGCCACCTCCACCTCCTGCGGACATTTTGCTTGGCGGTCACTTTGGCTTTGACGAAAAAAAGCGCGATGCACAATGGGCTAAAGACCGAAAGTTAGAGGGTCAGCGCAAGCTCAAACTGCAA